AGTAATCGAGGTCGACATGACCCCATCCGGCACCCACCGTAATGGTTGTGTTGTCGTAGTAGCGCACGACGCTGCCTTGCTCCTCATTGCGGAGCGTGATGTTAGCCGGGACAAAAGCCCACGCCGTGTTATGCTTAATTTCCTCGCAGTTGGCGCCCTCGTTGTAGTCGCCCTCCTCCTCAAAGGGGTTATAGCGCACATCCATCAACATTTTGAGGGTGATTTTAAGGCGATATTTTGAAGCCTCCTCGGCTGCCATCTTGGGGATAAACACCTTTTGAGTGCGCATTAAAGGGAGGTTAAATGCCGTTTGGTCGACCTTTGACGGCTGTATGCCGACAAGCCGGGTGTCACCTGACTCAAGCGAGCAGCACCCCACGCGGAAGCCTCCGTAGATGCCCTCGGAGGCCTCAGAACTGCCGATGACCGGGACAATCTTAAAATAAGGATTGGCCCGGTGTGTAATACCCGAGCCTTGAGGGCTGCAAAAGATGTTAAACGAGCGTGACAGCAGCAGCGACGACATGCCCGGCGCAACAGGTTGCGAGGTGTTAAGGTTGTAATCTTTTAAAAAGGTGTAAAACTCTCCGTAATCGGGGTCATTGGGGTTGGCCGTGCCGAGGTTGGTAGCCTGAGGCGATGATGCTCCCTCGTAAACGATTTTGCCGTTGTTTGCGGTCGTTGCCTGGAGGTCGCTCTGCGCATACGGCGAAAAGGTGATGCGCACGTTGTTTGCCACCTTGTCGACACCAAGCGTCGAGCTATCTCCCATCCACACCACGCTTTGAGCGTGGCCACTGTTGTACAGGCCGTTAAGGTCATATATGTACACCTTGCCGGCACGCTGAATCATTCGCAAGCCGAGGGGTTGCAGGATGCCAATTACGACATCGCGCATCGACATAACCTCGCCCTCCTCGTCGGTAAAGTTGTCCGAGCGGATGGACAGGTTGTTGAGTGTTGCCTTTTTGCCGCCCTCGGCAAAATAGGTACTTGCGAGAGTGTCATAGTCGAGGCCTGTTGTCTTGATGCCGGTGCCGGCAATGGCACGTGTCACGATTGCCGACAACGGTTGTGCACCGGAGAGGTCGTATGAGATGCGGTCAAGGATGCCAAAATCGGAAAATGTCAGGGTGACAACGTAATTGTCGAGTCGCTCGTAGGGCTCGGAGTAAAATTCCGGGTCAAGAGTCCCGGACCAATACAGAGCATCCTCACAGTAGACATCCATGCGGATGTTGCCCGGTATAATTGTATACAGGTCCTCGTAAGTGCGGTCACCGGGCGATATGATGTTAAGAGTTGCAGAGGAGCCAACAATTACCTCCTCCTTGTCTATGACCGGCCACTCTATGAGCAATGCGTCGTCAGACGACAAGTCAAGCTCGCCGACATTGACAAAGGGCACATCGTTTGCCTGTAGGATGTCCACTCTCCATTTTACATTGTTACGGCTGTAACAGGTGCCGCTATATCTTAAATGCATCGACATGTTATGTTGTCCTCCTCCTTAGATTATTGTTGTAATTGAGCACTCCGACGAGGTCGCGACCACGTGCCACTATGCGGATTTCAGCCGGCATGGCCGCTGCGCCCTGCGGTGCCATAAGCTCCTTGAGCTTGTTGAGCGGTGCCACCACCTCGGGGTTGTTGGATGCGCCGGAGTACTCGCCGAAAAGGCCGAGCGTCGGGCCGTAGGCTATGCCGCCCTCCGCAAATTTCGGAAGCTGCGAAAACGAGGCAATCACCGCAGCGATAGCCGCCCCTGCGGCTATCCATCCGACAATGGCTGTCGCGGCGGCTGATTCCGCCGCCTTGGCCGCCGTAACGGCCATGATTGCCGGCAATGCCCTTGAGCAAGCATCGATGACCGACGCTCCCCATTGCAGCCAAGCACTTGTCGACTCGTTAGTCATACGGGCGACGCTGTGCAGCATCCCCGCCATCGACGACAAGCCTTGCCTTACGGGTGCGATGCCGTCACCCACCTCCTTTGCGAGCGACGAGGCCGAGCCTTTTACGCGCTCCGACACCTCCTTTGGGATTATGTCGGTGGGTCTTAGTGTCTTAAAATTTTTTGTCAGGTCTATTTTGCCGGGCAAAATGTCGCCACTCTTGAGCGCGAATGCGTCCGGAAATTTTAACTCCACCTCGACACGATGGCGGTAACCCTCGAGGCCGTCGAGCCATGACCTGATTTCGGCGAGTTGGCCTACGATTGTGCGATAGGATTGAGGGTCAAGGGTTGCGTCAATCTTGACCAACTTGTCCTCAAGCTCGCGCTCCAGAGCCTTGTAGTAAGCCTCGGTGCCGCTCCTGTAGTTGGACTTGTCGTTTTTGTCGATGCTGCCCGTCGACGACGCAAGGCCGTATTGCTTACCGAGGCTTGCATGTCGGGCTTCCATCGCTTTGAGCAATTGCGCTTCCTTGCGCGCCGAGTCGGCATTAACGCCGGCAAGCTCTGCAACCTTGGCTTTTTGCTTATCAATCGCCTCCCCGAGGCTTTTATAGCTCATCGTCTGCCAGTTGACAGATTCGGCAACCTCAAGGCCGGTATTTGCAGCATCCTCGTTAGCGTCAGCGAGCTCCTGTGTCGCATCGGCTTGCTCCTCAATAGCCGCCGTGACCTCCTTGGCGTCATCGGCTCCGTCGATGCCAAAAAAGTTTTTAATCCACTCCCATGCCTTGCGTATGACCTCGCTCGCGCGTTCAAAGGCCTTTACCAAAAAATCCCACACGACCGCCGCAAGCTGCTTGATTACCGCCCAAACCTTATCGCAGATGTTGCGGAACTCCTCGCAGTTATTATATGCCGCAATGACAATTGCGACAAGTGCAGCTATGGCCATCACCACTATGCCTACAGGGTTAAGGCTCATTATTACATTAAGGGCAGCTTGTGCGACGGACCACGCCTTGGTGGCCGCCGACACCACATGCTGTGCCGCTGCGGCGGCATGGCTCGCGAGTTCCAACGATTTGATACCCGTAACAAGCTTGCCGGCCATGATTGACAGTTGACTCATGCTCATGGCGGCGGTGCCTACGTTGGCACCTATCTCCAGCCACGGTGCGGCAAATGACACCGCCGAGGCTACCCAATCGCCCATCGATGCCATCCTGTTTTTTATGAGCGTCATCGATGCGTCAAAAGTCGATGACATTTGGCTGTATGCCTCGTCGATGGTGCCGGCACTCTCCTCCATCGCGGCTATGTTGTCGGCAAATTTATCCTTTTGCTCGCCGGTTAGCGAGCCTATGAGGCGCAATGCCTCCGCACTGCCGAAGAGCTGGCCGTAAATGGTCTCGGCGAGCTGCCCGGAACTCGCCGCATAGGCCTGCACCGATGCGTCCAACTCGACCAAAAAGTTTTGGAATCCTCCACAAGCCTTGACGCTTGCGGCATCAAATCTTATGCCCATTGCTTCGGCAGCAGCCGTCGCCTCCGAGGTGGGTTTAATCAAAGAGTTGAGCACGGCGGCCAACTGTGTGCTGACCTCCGAAGTGTTACCAGTCACGCCGGTGTTCGTCGCAAACACAGCCATCAACTCGTTCATCTGCACGCCCAACTGAGAGGCCGAGCCACTGACTCGCGGCAACGCCTGTGCGAGTTGCTCAAACGATGTTACGCCGTTTTTGGCGGTCATCTGTATCTTGTCTTGGATTGTGCCGGCAGCATCCCATGACATGCCGTAATTTTTAATGAGGGTGGCGGTCACTGTGACCGTCTGTCCGAGGTCAGCAACGCCGCCTACGGCTGCCTTGGTCGATTTCTCAAGGTACTCAATCCAATTGTCTTCAGGGACTCCATTAGAGATTGCCTGATAGAGGCCTCCGGCAATCTCATCGCGCAGGATAGGCACCTCGTTGCCGAGGCTCTTGATTTGTCCCTCAAGGGCTTTAAACTCCGCGCCTGACTTGTTGGCCATAGTGTTGGCCTTGGCCATCGCTTGCTCAAAGCTTGCAAAGGGAGCGACAAGCCCCGACACCATGCCCTTGAGGTTTTCGATAGCACGCGTGGAGGTGTCAATCAGCACAGAGGTGGCGGCCATCTTGCGTAAACCCTCGCCCGCCTCCTCGGAGCGGCGAGTGACCCCTCGCAGGAGATTACCGAGACCGTCAACTTCCATGCGGAGATTCCGCAGGACGCTGCCGTCGGGTGTCTTTAGCCTAATCTCAAAGTCTACACTCTGTGCCATCGTTGTTGATTATTTCAGCCCTGCCGCAAGCTTGACTTCCTCAAACTTGGCCAAGATTTCGGCGCGGGTCAAATTGTTGTCGTTGTTGATGTTGGTTGTTGTTTTGTCGCCATCACACTCGATTTCCCAAGGAAATACCATGACATCTCTGGGTGACAGCGTGTTTTTTGCGTAAGGCTGGAGCATACACATGCACATCATGCGTGCTCTCTCCCACTGCGTGCGCTCACGGGCGATGCCATCATTTAGCCATTGCTCGTGTATGGCGACCATCTCCGCCGGGGTGCATGACATAAAGTCATCGAGGCTCATGCCCATGCACCCCACGGCGATGCCAAGCAACCGCTCTATCGGGGGTTGCTCGTTTTTTTTTCAAGATCGGCGGATTCCGCGCCCTCCATGCCGCCGTAGAACTCGTTGAGCGCATCCGGTTCAAGGTTGTCGGCAAGCTCCTCCATCGACATGTCAAAGCTCACCTTTTCGGCGGCGCATGCCGACGCCACACAACAGTGTACAAATGTCACCATCTCCTCCATGTCGGCAGTGTCGAGCTTGGAGGCATCGTGTCCCGTGACACGCTTAAAGCGCACCATTGCGCCCATCGTGACGCGACACGGCAACTTGCGGCCACCCACGTTGAGTGTTGTTACAGGCTTTTTATCGGGTTGTTTTTTTGCCATGATTATTGATTTTATGCATTGTTATCTACAGGTGCCGCACCCTCTGTCAAGCCGGTGCCCACCTTTGATATCTTACCGTGATTGCTCAACTCGACGGTGTACTTTGCGTCATCTCCGGCGGTACCCTCAAGCGACAAGCTTGTGATTACATACTTGCCCTTATAGCCTCCGGCAGTCTTGCCCGTACGCTCATCCCCGTCGCGCAAGCTGTACTGCCCGTCAATTGGGGTGCCGGCAAGCTGCATCTCCTTTAGTTGGTCATACGTGGGCACATTGCTGTCGCCGTTGGTGAGTACACATCCGGATGCGGAGATTTTCTCGCTCAACTTTTTGAGATACTGCTCCTCCCACTTGCCGGA